CCGAATCGGTAAGCAGTTGTTCTATTACAGGGTGTACGCTGCAGGCGTGAAGTCCTACCCCCTGCCCGAATACATGGGGGGCTTGGCTTGGATTGAAGCCGATGTGCAGGTGGCGAACTTTCACAACAACAACTTGCGGAACAACTTTTGGGGTGGGTATTTAATCAACTTCAACAACGGCATCCCAACGCCCGAAGAACAAGGCGACATTGAGCGTCAAATCAAGCGCAAGTTTTCGGGGACCGACAATGCGGGCCGATTCGTTGTGACTTTCAACGACGATGTTTCAAAGGCTCCCACCTTGGAACCGCTCACGCCATCGGACATGGATAAGCAGTTCGAGATTTTGAACAAAGCCATCCAGTCGGAAATATTTATTTCGCACCGTGTCGTGAACCCCATGCTATTCGGTGTCAAGACCGAAGGCCAACTGGGAGGCAGGCAGGAACTGGTGGAGGCGTACGAACTATTCAAGGCTACCTATGTGAACGACCGAGTTCGCAAGGTGGAGCGGATGATGAACTACTTGGGTTCGTTCAACGGCGTGGAGGGCATGGAATTGATTCCTGTGGAACCCATCACCGAGCGATTGAGTGAGCAAGCCCTGCTGCAAATCATGACCCCCGAAGAACTGCGTGAGAAAGCGGGCCTTCCTGCGTTGGAAAAGCAACCCGCCGATGTGGTTGGACCCAATCCCCAACCCGACGAGGTTCCGCAAACGCCTGCACAACTAAGCAACGACAATATCAAGAAACTGTCTGGCCGTGAGTACCAAAACCTTATGCGAATCGTCCGTCACTATGCCCAAGAAAAAATCACCTTGGAGATGGCCCGCACCATGTTATCCGCTGGTTTCGGCTTGACCCCCGAAGAAGTGAACACGCTCCTTGGCGTGCAGGAGCAGGCGTTTTCCGAGCCTATGTGGGGAGAAGAAGACACCGAGGACTACGGATGGGGCGAGGAGGAGTTCAAGGTCTTGGAGGTGGTCGCAAGCAAGTTTGGGAGCAGCGCAGACGAGTATGTGGTCATGCACTCCAAGCCTATGCGGTTTGACACCGACTTGGACGACCAAGTGCGTCAAGCCTTTGCTGAACTGGGGGAGGAAGAAAAAGAACTCGACGAGAAAATCGAAAAGTACCGCAAGAAGAATCGGGATGCAAGCGTGGAAGAAATGGCCAAGGAGTTCGGGGTCAGCAAGGCCAAGGTCGCCAAGCGTGTGGCCTACTTGATTACCAAAGACCGCTACCCTATCGCAAGAGCGGTGGACCAAATCGCATCCGAGAACCTGCCCAAAAACATCAAGGAAGTGGCCGAACCCGTGCTGGAGGTCCGCTATAAATATTCTTGGGCCGCTGGATTCAGCAACAAGGACAAGAGGACCAGCCGTGAGTTCTGCAAGGTGATGCTGGACTTGGCTGACGCAGGCAAGGTGTACACACGGGACGACATCAACGGCATTTCCAACATCATGGGATATAGCGTATGGAACCGCCGTGGTGGATGGTATCATACCGCCAGCGGAGTGAACCGCCCCCAATGCCGCCATGTGTGGGAGCAGCAGTTGGTCATCCGTAAGGGCAACAAAATTTCAAAAGCATGAAGGCACTATTCATAAGCGAACAAACCCTGCTGGACAACTCGGTCATAAACGAGAATGTATCGTTCACGCAGATACGGCCCACCATCGTCAAAGTGCAGGAAATGCGGATTCAGCCTATAGTCGGTTCGGCCCTGTACAACGAAATGGTGACGCAAGTGGTGAGCGGCACAACGACTGCTCTGAACACCACCCTGCTGGAGGACTACATCCAACCCGCAATGGTGCAATGGTTGTACTATGAACTTCCGATGGTCTTGGCGTTCAAGTACATGAACAAGGGAATGGTCCGCCGTACCAGCGAGGAATCTTCGCAGATGTCCATGGACGAGATTACAAGGTTGACGGACAAAGTGAAGAACGATGCGGAGTGGTACTCGGAGCGAATCACCCGCTACCTCATGGAGCAGAAGGCGAATTACCCGCTCTTCAACTCCCCGCCATCGGCTTTGGACACCATCTACCCCAACGGAACCAATTACAACACGGGGATGGCCTTGGATGCTCGCACCCTCCGCCGTGGTGCTGGCTTGGACCGCCCTTGGCCCTATGACCCTTACTGCAACAACTGTTGAACCCTATGGGAGCGCATTCAAAAAATATTCTGAAATTACAGGCTTATGTCATGGATAAAAATCAAGCAGGCACTCCTTGCGCTTGCAAATGCCCACCCGCAAGTAAACTCCTTCGGGACGGGCGACCCGCTTGCAATCGGAACGGACAACACGATAAACCTGCGAACCCCAAGCCGTGAGCGAATCGTCTATCCGCTCGTCTTTGCGGATGTTCAGTCAGCGAGTACGGATTTGGGTAGCCTTAACCTTACTGTGGGTGTCTATTTTTCTGACCGAGTGGAATCCATTGCCACGATGGGTGGAGTGGTTTCGGGCAGCCCGACGCTGGGTTGGCAGGATAACGAGGACGAGGTTTTGAGCGACCAACTGCAAATCGCACAAGACTTCATATCCTCGCTCACAAACGACCCGACGCAAGAGTGGACGCTAAGTACCAGCGTCAGCCTTACGAGGTTTGTAGAGAGCCGTGACGACCGCACGGCGGGGTGGGTGGCAACCTTGTCATTCCAACTCCCGTATTCGCACTCGGTTTGTGAAATTCCGACCTAATTTACATTTACCCTAAAGCAACCAAACAAAATGCCTACTCCTATTCTTCAACAAATGCTCGGACAGGGCGGTTCCATGCGATTCGTGGACGCTGCTGTATCGGGCCAAGTATTTGACTTCATCGTGGTGAATGCCGCCGCAACCTTCACGACCTTGACGGGTTCGGGAGGGGAAGACCTGCTGACCGCTTACTCGTTGAGCGGCAAGTCCGTGTCCGCTGGAATAGTTATCAGCGGAAGGAACGGCGGCAAGATTACGGCTGTCACTCCATCGGTGGGTAGCGTCATCGGTTACACCTTCCTCTAACCATGCTGATAGGCTACGGCTACGGCTATCCGACCAATATGCTGCAAGGTGGCCTTGCGGCTGCGGCATGGGCTGCCTTCAACGCCCGTGCTACGACCGACGGGGCAGCAGCGGCAGAAGCCGCCGTCAGCGGTTGCCTGCAAGCCCGATTCGCTTTGATATTCAACTTTTAATATGCCCACGCCTTCACTATTGATAGTCCCCGCCCGATTCAAGACGGGGCGGTTATACTCGCAAATTCCAACCAACACGGACAACCGAGGGGACTTCACCGTTACCCGCAACACGACTGCAACGAGGTTCACATCTGCGGGGTTGTTGGAATCCGTTGCATCGGGAATCCCACGCTTGGACTACTACACAAGCGGTGGAACAGCGGGGTGTCCTGCGTTGCTCGTGGAACCTGCGGCGACGAACTTATCATTTAATAGTGCCGACTTTACCGCTTCAGGAACTTGGACATCAGGTGCAAATACTATCAGCGCAAATGTTACGGCAACACTTGACCCCGCTGGAACAAATACGGCTGAAAAAATCATCCCAACCGCAGTAAGCACAACGCATTTTATTTCAAGCGTTCAAAGCATTGCAATTACTTCGGGGACGACTTACACGCTTTCGGTGTTTGCAAAAGCGGGTGGATATGATTTTTTAAGGGTTGCTTTTAGTACGGAGATTATGCCCGCATCTAATCGTGGGGCATCCTTTAACCTTACAAGTGGAACCGTAGGTGATACCCAAGCGGGAGTAACGGCGAGGATTGAAAACTACGGAAATGGTTGGTATCGTTGTTCTATTTCAAGGGCTGCAACAATTTCAGCCACACCATCAAGCCCTTTCTTCTTTAATTCGCAGAACTCAGATTCCGCAACTTCAGTCACATTCACGGGAGATGGAACGAGCGGTGCATTTCTTTGGGGCGCACAACTCGAAACAGGCTCGGTAGCGACCTCCTACATCCCCACCACCGCAGGCACGGGAAGCCGAAGCGCAGATGTTATCTCCGTGAGCGGAGCGGTCAGCGGGTCCATCGGGCAGACGGAGGGGACGATTTATGCGGAGGTGGATATGCAGTTCAACAATAGGAACGCAGACATAATTGGCCTTGATTCAGGTAGCAGCGCAAATGGATTTTATCTTATCATAAGGTCTTCAAGCGTAATTGAGTTAAGGATTAGACAAAACTCAACAAATGCTCTTATTTTTCAAAGAACGGGAGCATATCCTGCTGGTATAAACAAAATAGCGGTTTCATATAAAAATGGCGACTTTGCTATATCATTAAACGGAACAACGACACAAGTTGACACAAGCACAATAACGATGCCTTCGGTTGCAATTACAAGGGCATCTATTGTTCCAAGTATTAACTTCACTTTGGACCAATCGGTAAGAGTCCGTTCCGCCGCCCTCTACACGACCCGCCTCACCAACGCAGAACTCGCAACGCTGACAACCCCCTAAGATGCCCACCTTCCGCAAGTTCGCCTTCCCCGACGGGGCTACCGCTGACAAGTTGCTCGCATCCCTGCAACCGCTGGACTTCGCCGTGCCGCTCGGACACCTCTGCGCCGCTACCGATGCGGAAGGCAACTGCATCAACACCCGCCCCGAATTTGCGGTGGACATACTATTCCACGACACCTGCCCCGAACCCTTGGCCGCATTTGTCGTTTGGCCCGAACCCTGTGGCGTTCACTCGTTCAGCGGGTGGGAGGAACAATACGAGGCTGACCACAAAGAATTTGCAACCTTTTCCGATAAATAACACTTTCAACAATGGGACTATTTAAGCGCAACCCCGACCAACCCAAACTTCCACTTATGAAATCAGCCGTCATCGCTCTGCTCCGTCACTTGCTAACATTTATCGGTGGCACACTCGTCGCCAAAGGTATCCTTGACACCGCAGCCCTCACCGAAATCATTGGCTCGGTAATCACCCTATTGTCAGTAGGTTGGATGGCTTTGGATAAATCAAAGGGCGAACCAAGCAAGTAACCACAGGGTGAACCTAATTGAAACCACTATCATCGGCACCATCAGCGCAATCGTTGGCGGTGCAGTCGCTTGGCTGACACGGGGACGCTTCCAAGCGGATTCCCTCCAAGTCAAGCAAGCCCAAGCGGTGCTGGCTATGTGGCAGGAAACGGCTGAGGCTCAAAAGAAAGAGTTGACCGAATTACGCAACGAG